AATCTTCCCAGACGGTGCAAGCCATTATTTAATTCTTCCAGATACATTGCTTTTTCCTGCTCATTCACAGAAACTACTTTTGTTTCTTCCATGACTTCGTACCTCCTTTATATTAATCCAATCAGTCTGACTACCTATATCATGCAACAAATAATCAGAATATAGCGTGACTATGTACTCCGATAAATTTGCATCATAAGTTTCAACACCTAATTTCTTAAATGCAGCAGCTGCTTTATCTGTACTTGGAGTTAATGCAAGAATTATATTTCTTAAAGCTGTACCACCTTCTGCACCTTTTATACCATTATCAGCAAGAATACCTAAAGCAGTATTTAATTCAGTAGTTCCTCCTGCTAATACTTTTGCAGTTCCCCCTACTGTAAGTATCGCTTCACCTAATTGTCCAACACTTGTATTAGATTTAGATGCAGTTTTAGCAAGTTGGTCTACAAAGTTTTCAGCTTGATTAGTTGACAGCCCAAGTGCAGACATGGCATCTGTCATAACGTCAGAAGCATATCCTAATTCAAGACCACCAGCAGCAGCTAAGTTTAATACAGTTGGTAAAGTTTCAATAGCTTTTTCTGCATCATACCCAGCAAGTGCTAAGTAGTTTAATGCTTCTGCCGATTCACTTGCACTAAATTGAGTGCTTTTCCCTGCATCCATTGCTGCTTGTTTAAGACTTTCAAAGGCTTCGCTACCTCCATTTATTTCTTCGGCAGTCATACCCATTGTTGCCGCTACTTGCGACATTCCTTTTTCAAAATTAGCAGCAACAGTAACTGCACCTGTTCCTAGTGCAGCTAATGGGAGTGTAACATTTTTAGTTAAAGTGCTTCCCATACTTTTAAGAGAATTACCTAAGTTAGTAATTCGATTACCAGCACTTTGAGAAGTGTCCATAAAACTTTTAAATTGGCTTTGAGCAGTTTTTAAACCACTTTGAAACTTACTTGTGTCGAGTTCTAAATACCCAACGGCAGTTCCTAAATTCATTATTCCACCCCCTTTTTAAGTAAGGCTCTTTTTAAGAAGGCTCTTGCCCCATTATTTTTTGCTTTTTCTTTTATCTCTTTTCTGTCCTCTAAAAAGACGGGCTTTTTTTCTTCATCTAATTGACTTAATATATATTCACAAGCTTCATCAAAACAATAGCTTGTGTATTCATCTTTTATTCTTAAAATTTCACTAGGTAGCTTTTTAAATCTCCTACTTTGATTTAGTATCGGTATTACTTTCCGACTGCATACGAAAGTCCTCTAAGGCTTTTACACCACCTTGTGCAAATTGTAATATTCCTATTAATTGATTTTCTGTTAAAGATAATCCTATTTCTTTTATTTGAGAATATGAAGGATTAACTAAAGAAGCTTCTGCAAATACTTCCATCATTCCTACTAAATCTTTTAAAGCATCTATATCTTCTACTGCTTTTCCTACTAATTCACCGCTACCATTTTTAAACATTCCCATAGCAGTTGACATCAATGTGTTAGGAACTTTGCCCTCTACCATTAATTGCATTAAATTCGGTTTTTTAACCTCTGCTATTAAATTAGTTCCATCTTCAAAAGGTCCTAAGTCCACTATATCTGTTATTTTTATATTTTTTAATTGTTCTAAACTTGTTACTTGCATAATTTCTCCTTTTAAAATTAAAATTAGATAAATAAAAAAAAGCCCTCTTTAAAGAGGACTTCAAAACTATTGTGGTAAACCTGTAACTATTTCAAAATCATATGGTCTTTCACCGTTTGCAGGTCTTGATTGTATTCCATATTCAGCTGTAAAATATTCATCATCTTTAAAGCTAACTGGCTTATTTTGACCTATACAGTTATAGTATGTAGTCTTTAAATAATCCCCAGTTTCACCGTCATTTTCGATTATAGCTGAATATATTTCCATATCAAATTTTTCTTTAACGACATCTTCGCCAACTATAGGAGGAAGATATTTTTTAAATTTGCCATCTTCTCCTGTTTCTATTTCTCCACCTTGAAGTAAGCATAATACTTCTGGAGTAAATAGGTTATCTATTAATTTTATATCATGCCCTAAAAGTGTATCTTTAGCAGGTTTATTTGCTCTTAACACACCTTTTATTATAAGTGGCTTTTCTTCTCCTTCTTGTATAACTTCCTCTGCTTCAAAGTCTGTACTAGAAGTAAATAGATATTCTTTCTTTACTGAACCTTTAGTAAGTAATCTTATCATAGATACATCAGAAAGAGCCATTGAGCTTAAATCTACTTTTGCCATTTTTACACACTCCTTTTCCTTCCGTCATAATAACTTAATCTAGTTAAATATGCTTTTTTATCATCGTCAATTATCGTTGGTGTAGCTTCATAAGATTCTTTAAAAGAAAGCGACGTCATAATTTCTTCTATTTCATTTATGAAACCTTCTACCATAGAATAATTACCTAGAGGATAATAAACATATAACTCAACCATTTTTTTATATACAACGGAGTTATTTGTTTTCGCTTTTCCCATATCTTTTATTACAACATAAGGCTTAACACATTTACCTTCATGTTGCCCTATACTATAACAAGCAATGTTGTTGTTTTTTAGGTGTGTATATATTTTTTTAAACATATTATCACCTACTTTAATATTTTCTTTAGCCCTTCCATAACTTGTGGGGCTTCTTTATTTATGGTTGGCATAATTATAGAGTATTTACCTTCATTACATAGTTCTAACCATATACCATAGTCTACACCATGAGATAAAGATACCCTAACCTTATTACCTACCCATTCTGAATCACCATTTAATGATTGTCTTGCTCTGCCAGTCCTATCACTCCAAGGTCTATTAGCTTTTGCACTAGCTTCTAGCTTTTTGGCTACTGTATCACCATATAAGCCTACTGAAGCTTTTGTCTTAACATCAAAATCAGATAAGTTAGTTATCAATGTATTAGTTTTCCACTTAAAAGACATTATTTTTTCTCCAAAGTTAAGTCGTAATAAGTATCAAGCATATTAGCATTATTAATATTGATAAGATTAAACTCAATACCTTTTATTAAAAAGATGTCATTTTCTCTTAATAATCTTGTATTATTATCTATCAAAGCTATTAGTTTATAACTTTTATCCTTCTTTACTTGCCCACTATCGGCATTTCTCGAGTTAATACCATGTTGACTTTCTGAAAATAAACCTTTAAACTCTATAACATTGATTTTGCCAATAGGCTCATTAAACTCATTAAGTTCATTTCTAAAAACTTCTACACCAACGCCAAACTTTTTTATGGTCTTAGCTATCTTAGGAGTTACTTTGTTTGCTATCATAGTATTTTACTCCCATTAGGTCTGTATTTTTGTGCTAGTCTAAGCCAGTACTTTTGATTATCTGCTATATTAAGTCCACCTGGTAAGCTTATACTGTCATTTTCTGCTTTCATTAATAAACATTCATATGCAGTCTTAGTTAAATCACAATCATTTTTTTCATAATAATAGTAAAGTTCTTCTTCACTAAAAAAGGGAGAAGATTCCTCCCTTAATATTAATTTTAATTCTTGAATTTCTCCCATATTAAACCTTCTTACTTAGCTCTTGAAGCTCCAGTTATTTTTATAGCTTTAGTTTCATCAGCTAAATGAACTGTATAGTGTTTATCTATAGTAAGTTCAGTTGCTCTTATAGAAGGTATTCTTTCAGTTTCTAAAGAAGTATCTTTCTTTAAGTATATAGCTAAAGCACCTGGTTTAACTATGTAATTAGTGTTAGTTACTCTGTTAGATATAACAACATCACATCCATGTATTTGACCTATAGCACCTTCTACTAGTGCTTCTCTTCCTAATTCTTGAACTGATAACCAAGTTGGATCTTGTTTTAAAGTATGTAATTGTGCTGGAGATATTAATAATACCTTTTGCCCATCTAAATCTTCACCAAATTTTACAAGCGCTTCAGATACTACATCAGCAGATAAAGCTTTATTTATTGTCATAGCTGGTTTTATACCGTCTAAACATTCCATTACATCTGTATCAACTTTAGCAGCTATAGCTTTAGCTAATTGCTTAGATGCTTGACCTAATGGATCACCATATCCTGATAATATAGCTTCGTCAGTTAATCTAACACCTTTACCAGCTTTTTTAACAACTACATCTACACTAGAAGTAGATAGTGCTTCTACTGGTATAGCTTCACCTTCTGCAACGTCTACTGCTTCCCCTATCATTCCATAAGCTGGTAATGATACAGTATTTCCCGGTCTACCTACTAAAGTTTTATCTATTGTTGCAAGTGGAGCAAATTTTATAGCAAATTCTAACTCTCCATCTACCATAGAAGCTAATACTTCTGGATTTATCATATTTTGTAATTTAGTTATTGTCATATACGACACCATCCTTTTAATTATTATTTAATTGATTAAATAAATCTTTGTTTTCATTGTATAAGTTCATTTTTTCCATGTAACTCATACTTCTAAATTGTTCTTTTGTAATTATAGAGTTGTTTCCTCTACTAAAATTACCTATTCCCCCAGTATTAACCGGAGCAGTTTCTAAATCGAATAAATATGAAGCATCATTTTTTAAGGCCTCTATTTGCTCTTGTAACCCTTCTAGTTTACCTTCTTGATACTTTATACTATTCATATCTAATAAAGCTTTTAAAGCCTTATTATTTTTAGATTTTGCACTATTTAGTGCACCTTCTAGTGCAAAGTCAAACTGAAGATTATACATTTCTTTAGAATGTTTCTCTTCTAGTTCTTTATTTGAAAGTTGCAACTGTTCAACCATGTTGTTTAATGCTTCTATATCAGCATTATTTTTAGTTAAATCTTTTAATTGTTTTTCATAGTTCTTTGAAGCTTCTTCTAATTGCTTCTTTTGTTCCTGTAGTTTGTTATATCTAACATCTACATTCTCAAGGTTTGTAGTGTATATTTTAGCTTCTGCCATAGCTTTTACTACATCATTAGCTTTCTCTTCTTCTACACCACAATTTTTTAATATTTCTAATATCATAACTTATCCTCCATTACACTTTTTACAAGTTTGATTCTTGATAGAGTTTTTTAATTTGTTCTTTTACATCTGCAAATTAGTAAAAGATGATAATAAAAAATAGCCTTAAAAAGGCTATATATTATATATATTTATTCTTTTTCTTTGTAGTGTTGTTAGATAGTTGTTAGATTATTGTTAGCAAAAGCCTACAACCATTGAAAACACTGCATTTTATTTGTTACATTGTTGTTAGATAGTTGTTAGATTGTTGTTATTTAATTTCACTATTTAATAATTCATAAAATTCATTATAACTTTCTATAGCTTCTTTAGTTGCTTTAGTAGTTAGCTTATAACAAAATTCTTCTTCATCATAATAAAACCACTCTTTATTACTTAAAAAATAAGGCTCTTTATCTATTGTCATTATAAAAT